TGCGGAAAGTCCCGATTGTCGGCTGTAACGCTGCTTATAGAGGCTTTAAACTGCCCTGATGGTTCGTCTGTGATGTATGTGGCTCCTACGCTAGGACAGGCCCGTACGATTATCTGGGACTTGATACATGAGCTTGGAAGGCCAGTCATCAAGTCCAGCCATGTGAACAACCTTGAGATCACGCTGATCAACGGTAAGAAGATTCTGGTCAGAGGTGCAGACAATCCTGACAGTCTTCGTGGTGTGTCGTTAACCTACCTCGTGATGGACGAATGTGCGTACATCAAGCAAGAGGTTTGGGAAAAGATTCTTCGAGCAGCTTTGTCTGACCGTAAGGGTCGTGCACTGTTTATTTCTACTCCTGCTGGTCGTAACTGGTTTTACGACATGTTCAAGCTGGGACAGTCTGAAGAAGACGAAGAGTGGAAGTCATGGCACTTCACGACTCAGGACAATGAAACAATTGATCCTAAGGAAATTGAGGCTGCTAAAAGAACCCTAAGTTCATTTGCTTTTAAACAAGAATACTTGTCTAGCTTTGATACCGCTGGTGCTGACATCTTCAAGTCAGAGTGGTTCAAGAAGTCTGAAGAACCTCAGTATGGCTCCTATGTCATCGCTGTGGACTTAGCAGGTTTTGAGGATGTTGCTAAGAATGCTGGTGCTGCTAAGAAAAGACTAGACGAATCTGCCATTGCTGTTGTTAAGGTAACGGACAACGGTGATTGGTGGGTGAAGAAAATCATTCATGGTCGATGGGACATCCGAGAGACTGCTGCAAAGATTCTGATGGCTGTCAGAGACTTTGAGCCTTTGTCTGTCGGTATCGAGCGTGGTGCGCTGAAGAACGCAGTGCTGCCATACCTTAACGACCTGATGCGTAAAAACAACATCTACGCACACATCACGGACCTAACGCACGGTAACAAGAAAAAGAATGATCGTGTGATTTGGTCTTTACAAGGTCGTATGGAGCATGGTCGTATCACCTTTAACGAGGATGAGGACTGGGAAGAATTCTATGACCAGTTGATTATGTTCCCAACACAAGGAGTGCATGATGACTTGGTTGATGCTTTGTCTTATGTCGATCAGCTTGCTGTCGTTAACTATCAGCAAGACTACGAAGAAGACGAATACCGAACACTTGACATTATATCGGGGTACTAAATGAAACAAGGACTCTACGCAAACATCAACGCTAAGCGCAAGCGCATCGAAGCTGGCTCTGGTGAAAAGATGCGAAAGCCCGGCACCAAAGGTGCTCCGTCTGCTAAAGACTTCAAGGATGCAGCCAAGACTGCTAAGAAGGGGAAAAAGAATGGCTACTAAAAAGACAATCCCAATGAAAGAGTTTAAGCCTTGTCCTGGTTGCCCTACTCCGGCTAAGTGCAAGAAAGCCGGTAAGTGCATGATGAAGGAAAAGAAAAGTGACTACTGACTCTAGGCTTACCCGTGCCGGTGTGTCCGGTTACAACAAGCCCAAGAGAACCCCTAACCATCCTACCAAAAGCCATGTTGTTGTCGCCAAGGAAGGTGATCAAGTCAAGACTATTCGATTTGGTCAGCAAGGCGTAACTGGCTCTCCTGATGGTTCTGCCCGTAACGAAGCATTCAAGGCTCGTCACGCCAAGAACATTGCTAAGGGTAAGATGTCTGCTGCGTACTGGGCCAATAAGGAAAAATGGTAATGGAAGAAAACCACAACATTGAAATGGATGAGCCTTCCGAGAATGACAAGGAACTTGTCTCTTGGATCACTGATCACATTACCCGCTGGCGGGATCATCGTGATGCTAACTACATGGATAAGTGGTTAGAGTATGAGCGTATCTTTCGTGGGATTTGGGATTCAAGTGATCGACAGCGCGATTCGGAACGCTCTCGCATCATCTCTCCAGCCACCCAACAAGCCGTAGAGACTCGCCATGCTGAAATCATGGAAGCCATCTTTGGCAATGGTGAATTCTTTGACATTGACGATGACATCCGTGATGTAGACGGTAATCCGATGGACATTGAAGCCCTCCGACTACAGTTGATGGAGGATTTCAAGAAGGACAAGATCAAGAAATCTGTTGATCAGATCGAACTGATGGCAGAAATCTACGGTACCGGCATCGGTGAAATCATCGTCAAGAGTGAAACTGAGTACATCCCGGCTACTCAACCGATTCCTGGGGTGGCTCAAGCCGCTGCAATCGGTGTCAATGAGACTGAACGAGTTGCAGTTAAGCTAAAACCAGTCAATCCTAAAAACTTTTTGATTGATCCCAACGCTGACAGCATTGATGATGCTATGGGCGTGGCGATTGAGAAGTATGTTTCTCTGCACAAGATCGTTGAAGGCATCGAAGCAGGCATCTATCGCAAGGTAGACATCCAGCCTGACAGCGAAGATGCTGAGTTAGAGCCCACCCAAGATCCGAAACAGTACCAAGATGACAAGGTTCGTCTGGTAACTTACTACGGTTTGGTGCCTCGTGAGTACTTGTCTGAGAACGAAGAAGCAGAATTTGAAGAATTATTCCCTGAGGATTCTCCTGGGGACAAGTATTCTAACCTTGTAGAAGCGATTATCGTCATTGCGAACGACAGTCTGCTGCTCAAGGCTGAAGAAAACCCGTACATGATGAAGGATCGTCCTGTTATCGCCTATCAGGATGACACGGTTCCTGGTCGTTTCTGGGGTCGTGGGACGGTTGAGAAGGCTTACAACATGCAAAAGGCCATTGATGGTCAGTTGCGTGCTCATATGGACTCCTTGGCCCTTACAACGGCTCCTATGATGGCTATGGACGCTACCCGTCTGCCTCGTGGTGCTAAGTTTGAGGTTAAACCCGGTAAGGCTATCCTGACCAACGGCAATCCCAACGAGATTCTGTTCCCGTTTAAGTTCGGACAGACCGATGGTAATGCAATGGTAATGTCTCAAAACTTTGAGCGCATGCTGTTACAGGCCACGGGTACGGTGGATAGTTCAGGAATGCCTAGCAATGTGCCTCGTGACGCTGGTGTTGGCGGTATGAGCATGGCTATGGCGGGAGTTATTAAGAAGTACAAGCGTACTCTGACCAACTTCCAAGAAGATTTCATGATTCCGTTCATCGAAAAGGCTGCATTCCGCTACATGCAGTTCGATCCTGAGCGTTATCCGTCTGTTGACATGAACTTTGTGCCTACCGCTGCTCTCGGCGTACTGGCTCGTGAGTTTGAACAGCAGCAGATGATTGGTTTGTTACAGACTTTAGGCCCGAATACGCCTGTTCTGCCGCTGATCCTCAAGGGAATCATGCAAAACAGCAGCCTTACGAACCGTGCAGAGCTTATGCAGGCACTGGAGCAGATGTCTCAGCCCTCACCCGAGGTGCAACAGGCTCAGATGCAGCAGCAACAGGCTCAGATGGCTCTTCTGGAGGCTCAAGTGGCTGAGTTGCAGGCTAAGGCCCAGCGTGAGCAAGCAGAGGCTGCTAAGGCCGTTGCAGAGGCTCAGGCAACTCCGCAGATTGCCCAGGCTAAGCTGGTTTCTGCTTTGACCAACAACCTGAATGAGGATAACGAAACCAAGGACTTTGAGCGCCGTGTGCGTTTAGCTGAGATTGCCCTGAAGGAAAAGGACATTGACAGCAACGAACGCATTGCCATGACACAAATGATGCGAAAACAGTAAAAAACACTTGACAAAATCATAAAACTAGTGTATAATACTCTTATTAGCAACTACAAAGGACTCCAATGGAACAATCCTTGTCGCAGTATTACGAAGAACAATTCTCATTGTTCTCCCAGCAAGGCTGGAAAGACCTCACAGAAGACTTACAGAAGTTAAGAGACAGTATTGATGACTTGTCGGCTGTAAAAGACTCCAATGATCTATGGTATCGCAAGGGGCAGTTGGACATTCTTGATCTGATCATCGACCGTAAGAAAATGTGTGAGAAAGTCTTTGAGGAATTGCAAAATGCGGAGAATATTTGAATTTGCCTGTCCTTGCGGACTGGTGTTTGAGAAGTTGGTAGACGACAGAACCCGTGCTATTGAATGCGGATGTGGCATGGCAGCAGAACGGATCATGTCTGCTACTAACTTCAAACTGGAAGGCATCACTGGTGCCTTTCCTGGTGCGTATTCCCGTTGGGAGCGTGTGCGTGCCGAAAAGATGAAAGAAGAACGCAAGAAGGCCGCTTCTCATGGGGAGTAAGCGGGAACCTGAATGCAATAATGTCCTAAAACCCAAAAGGGCAGGATGAAAGGTTTGGTATGGCTCTAATTGACAATGAAGAACTGAATCAGGGCAGTGAACTGGAAGCAGTTGAACAACAAGAAGCAGCTAAGGCTGTTGAACCGGAAGCTCCTAAAGTCCCGAGTAAATACCAGGGCAAGACTTTAGAAGAAATCGTGCAGATGCATCAAGAGGCTGAAAGGCTCATTGGTCGTCAGGCACAAGAGGTTGGTGAAGTTCGCAAGCTTGCAGATGAACTACTGAAACAACAACTCTCTCAGAAGAAAGAAGCGCCGCCGCAAGTTGAAAATGAATTAGACTTCTTTGAAGACCCCAAGACCGCTGTTCAGAAAGCTGTTGCCAATCACCCCGATGTACTTGCTGCAAAGCAAGCCGCACGACAGATGCAACAGTTACAGACGCAAGCTGCTCTGGCTAAGAAGCATCCTGACTTTGCTCAGGTTGTACAAGACCCGGAGTTTGTCAACTGGATTAAAGCCTCACCGATGCGTATTAACATGTACGCACTGGCTGATGCCCAGTATGACTTCAATGCTGCTGATGAACTGATTTCTACATTCAAGCAGATTCGTGGAGCAAGGACGAATGAGACTGTCACTACGGGACAGGAAGTTCGTGCTAAAGACATGAAGGCTGCTAGTGTGGATGTTAGCGGTACCGGGGAAGCATCCAAGAAAGTCTATCGCCGTGCCGACCTTATCCGGCTAAAAATGACTGACCCCGCACGATATGAAGCCTTACAACCTGAAATCATGGCTGCATACTCGGAGGGGCGTGTGAAATAACTTTTGATTTTAGGAGATTAATATGCCTTTAGGTACTAATAATGTGACCGTGACGACCGCAGCAACCTTCATTCCTGAAGTATGGAGTGATGAGATTGTTGCGTCTTACAAGAAAGCCCTCGTTGCCGCTAACCTCATCAAGAAGATGAACTTCAAGGGCAAAAAGGGTGACACCGTTCATATCCCCGCCCCGACCCGTGGCGATGCCTCTGCCAAGGCTGCTGGTAGCCAAGTGACGCTGATCGCCGCTACCGAAGGCGAGAAGACCGTTGCTATCGACCAACACTGGGAATACTCGCGTCTGATCGAAGACATCGTGGAAGCCCAAGCCCTGTCGAGCCTGCGTCAGTTCTACACGGACGATGCTGGCTACGCTCTGGCTCGTAAGGTTGACAGCACGCTGATCCAACTGGGCCGCAAGGTTCAGGGTGGTGGCGGTACCGCTGCTTATAGCGGTGCTTTCTCTGGCGCTGACGGCACGACCGCCTACAACGCTGGTGCTAACACGGGCTCTGGCGCTCTGACCGATGCGGCTATCCGCCGTTCGATCCAGCGTCTGGACGACCAGGATGTGCCGATGGACGGTCGTTTCCTGATCGTTCCCCCGTCTACCCGTAACACCCTGATGGGCATTGCTCGTTTCACCGAGCAGGCTTTCGTGGGTGAGCAGGGCAACGCTAACACGATCCGCAACGGCGAAATCGGCAATGTGTACGGCATCCCCGTGTTCGTGACCAGCAACGCTGACACGACCTCTGGCTCTACCGCTACCCGCATCTGCTTGCTGGCTCACAAGGACTTCGCGGTTCTGGTTGAGCAAATGGGCGTGCGTACGCAGACCCAGTACAAGCAAGAGTACCTGGGTACGCTGTTCACGGCTGATGTGCTGTTCGGCTGCGATGAACTGCGCGATGGCGCTGCTGTTGCTCTGGCTGTTCCGGCCTAAGTAACTTTAGAGGCTGGCCCTTCGGGGCTGGCCTTTTTCATACTGTACGAGTTACATTATGAGAAAGGTTTAATATGAAATTCATGTGCAAATATTCTGGTTCTATCTATTCGTTTACGCTAGAACACGACATCAAGGCAATGCTGACGCATCCTGACTATATGAAGGTTGAGGAAGAAGAAGTCAAAGAAGAAGTTGCTTCCGAGCCTGCCAAGCGTGGTCGTCCTGCTAAGAAAGACGCTGAAGAATGAGACAAATATCCGTAGGTAACAACCTAACAGCCGCTACCAAGACTACTGTTTACACTGTTCCTACGGGTTACTATGCTCTGTGGAATCTGTGTTATGTCGTTAACCACACAGGCAACAACAAGACAATTGATGTGTTTTGGTATGATACAAGCACTACCACAGAGATTAAAGTTCTAGACGGTTATGTGCTGAGCCCAACACAGTTCTTAAAGTTTGACGGTGGGGCTTATGTTGTCTTAGAAGAAGGTGATGAGATTCGGGTTGAGTCTGAATCAGCTTCTACAATGAGTACGATCAATACCTTTGAATTGTATAGGAAACCATAATGGCTGACCTTAAGCAGATTATTCAAGAATTAAATGCTGAGATTTCCGCAGAGAACCCGACTGTTAGTCGAGTGCTTGAGGATGGCAGTCGTGTTGTTTCTTACGGTGATGGTCGTTTTGCTTACTACAAGCCGGGAGAAAGCAAGTACACGCTGTACGATGCCTCGGGCAACTTACAGGGCTTTGAATCTCAGCGAGATGTTCGTGGTGGTGTTGAATACACTACTTTCAATCCCGAAGGCCAACAGATTGATCAGTTTGTAGCCTCCAACACCCCTGGTCTGGCGGGTGTCTTAGCTCCGATAGCTTTAACGGCTATGGGTGGCTATGCTTTAGGTCCGGCAGCGTCAGGACTTCTGAGCACTCCCGCCGCTGCTGCTGCCTCCACAGGGGGCATGACGCTGTTCCAAGGCGGTTCTGTTGAAGATGCCTTGAAGAACGCTGCTTTAGCAGGTTTAACCGCTTACGGTGCTCAAGGATTCATGGGCAGTCTAAATAATTCTGCTTATGATCTGTCGTTTGCTGCCGCTGATGCTGCTCAGTTAGCTAACCAAGGCTTAGATGCTGCTGCTATTGCACAGAATCTGTCAACCTATGTTGATCCTTCAGTTGCTTCTTCGTTAGCAAGCACAGCAAGAAATGCTTTCTTAACTCTTCCCGAAGGAGTAGAAGCAGTTTCAGCATCTGATGTGGTTCCTGATCTTAACTTTCAACCACAAACACGGAATCCGGTTCAAATCTCAACGCTGCCTGACAGCGTAACAGTAACTGGACAAGGTGTAACAGGTGACTTACTTAACATTCCTGCAACCTCGGTTGGTGGTCTGTTAAGTACTGCTAATCTACCTACTCTTCCTGAGATTCTGCAAGCAACACAGCCAGTCGAGCAGAACACCAATCAAAATCAAGTAGTAGTAACAGCACCCACTGCGCCTTCTACTACTTCTCTTGGGAACATTATTCCTGGTATTGTGCCTGCTGTTGTTCCTCCTCCGGCTCCAATGCCTGCACCAGCGCCTGCTCCGACTCCTGCTCCAGCACCTGCGCCCGCAACTGAACAAGTAGAAGTCACTGAGAAGAGACAACCTCCACTAGCTCCTACGCCAGTGGTGATTCCTACCCCTGCGCCAGTTACGGCTCCTGTGATAGCCCCAACACCTGCTCCAGCACCGGCCGCTATTGAGCAAGTTGAAGTAACTGAGAAACTAGATAAGAAAATCGATACTCCGATCATTCCGCTTGGTTCTGCAGTTTTAGCTCCGTTGCCTCCAATTCCTCCTGAGGTACTTACTGAGTTGCCTAAACCAACACAGCCTAATACCTCTTTGTTCAATCCTTCTGACATTCTTAGATTGATCGGTTTACTTGGTGGTTTTGGTGCTGGTGCATCTTTAACTAATGCGGGATCAACCAATGTTCTTCCCTTTCCTTCTGATACACAGTTAGGAACAACCACTCCGCAGTTTGGTCCTGACTATTATGCTGCGGTGCAACAATATTATAATGCTTACATGCCACAAACACCTAGAAATGTGGCAACTCCGTTACAACAATGGTACGAAAACAAGTTTGGAGCTTAAATGGCAACCGTAATTACTAAAAATAGTAGCACAGCTTCTTCTGTACCGGCTGCGGGTAGTCTGGTACAGGGCGAACTTGCTGTCAATGTCACAGACAAAAAGCTGTATACTAAAGATAGTACTGCGGCTGTAGTTAAGATTGTTGGTTCTTTGGGCAACCAAGAAGCTAACGCAGTGGCTATTACTGGTGGTTCTGTCACGGGCATTACCGACCTAGCCGTAGCTGATGGCGGTACCGGGGCTTCTACGGCCTCCGGTGCTCGCACTAACCTTGGCTTAGGCTCGATTGCTACTCAGGATGCCAGCAATGTTGCCATCACTGGTGGCTCCGTAGCAGGCATCACTGACCTTGCGGTTGCTGACGGAGGCACTGGTGCTTCCACGGCTGCTGATGCTCGTACAAACCTCGGTGCTGCGGCTTCTTCTACGACCCTCACCGCAGGCACTGGCCTTAGCGGTGGTGGCGACCTAAGCACCAACAGAACCTTCAGCCTTGCAAACACCGCAGTTACCGCAGGATCGTATGGTTCTGCCTCTGCTGTGGGCACCTTTACGGTAGACGCACAAGGTCGGTTAACTGCTGCTTCTAACACCAACATTTCTATCCCAAACACGGCTGTAACTGGTTTGGGCACGATGTCTACGCAAGCAGCATCGAGTGTGTCCATTACTGGCGGTTCCATTACTGGAATCACTGACTTGGCTATTGCAGATGGCGGTACTGGAGCATCGGATGCTGCAACTGCTCGTACTAACTTAGGCTTAGGAACGATTGCAACCCAAGCATCTTCCAATGTATCGATTACTGGTGGCTCGATCACTGGTATTACTGATCTTGCTGTAGCAGACGGTGGTACGGGTTCTTCTACTGCCTCTGGGGCCCGTACGAACCTTGGGTTGGTTATTGGTACTGATATTCCTTCTCCGACTGGTACGGGGGCCTCTGGCACCTGGGGTATTAGCATCACGGGTAACGCTGCAACAGCCACTAACGGTGTTGTAACGACTGGAACCTACGCTGATCCTACTTGGATTACATCTCTTGCAGGTTCTAAGATTACTGGTAACATCAGTGGCAATGCTGCTAATGTGACTGGTACTGTTGCTGTGGCTAACGGCGGTACAGGCTCTACTGCAACCCCTACCAACGGTCAAGTGCTGATCGGTAACGGAACTGGCTTCAGTCTTGCAACGCTTACCGCTGGATCGAATGTAACGATCACTAACAGTGCTGGCGGTGTTACCATTGCAGCCACAGGAGGCGGTAGTGCAACCCCTGGCGGATCAAACACGCAAATTCAATACAACAACTCTGGTGCGTTTGCTGGTGCCTCTGGTCTGGTTACTGATGGAACCAACCTGACGCTGAACGGACAAGCCGATCTGCGGTTTGCTGATTCTGATTCATCGAACTGGGTGGCATTCCAAGCCCCTGCAACGATCTCCACGAACATCACCTGGACTCTGCCGAGCGCAGACGGTACCAACGGACAAGTCCTTCAGACGGACGGCAGCGGCACTCTTAGCTGGGCCTCTGGTGGCGGGGGTGGAATCTCTGCTGGTAAATCTATTGCATTCGCCCTCGTTTTCGGCGGCTAAACAGGAAAGGAATCCATCATGGCAGCCCCTAATATCGTTAATGTCAGCACAATCACTGGCAAGACCGCTGTTCAAGCAGTTGGCACCTCAGCCACGGCGATTGTGACCAACTCCGCATCTAGCGGTAAAGTTTTCAAGATCAATGCTTTGTATGTGTCCAATGTGGACGGAAGCAACAACGCAGAGGTCAATGTTGATTTGTTTCGAAGCTCTACGGCCTACCACATTGCCAAGACGGTGGTGGTGCCTGCTGATGCTTCGTTGGATGTGCTGTCAAAGCCCATCTATCTTGAGGAAGGTGACTCGCTTCGGTTGACTGCCAATGCAGCATCTGACATCGAAGCTGTTTGCTCATACGAGGAGATTTCCTGATGCAGCGCGGTAACGGTGCCGTAATCGGCAAACAGAATACGCCGACAACGAGTGTCGCTACCGGCGTATGGGCACTCAATGAGGTGCAAAGGGCTGTTCTCGGAGGTATTTGGCCCCGTAACCTGCTCACTATTGTCCAGACCTTCACGGCATCTGGTACTTGGACTTGCCCTGCGGGGGTTACTGAAGTCGAGTATTTGGTTGTTGCTGGCGGTGCGTCTGGAGGAGCAGGCGCTGCTGGAGGAGGTGGTGCTGGTGGTTTCCGCACAGGGACTGGTTTGGCCGTAACTGCTGGAACCGATTACACAATTACGGTCGGTGCTGGCGGCGCCGCAGTGACAAGCAATAACCTCGGCAACAATGGTTCCAATTCAGTTTTCAGCACAATCACCTCTGCTGGCGGCGGTGGTGGTGGGCGATATTTGCCATCAACGGCTGGACAAAATGGCGGCTCTGGCGGTGGTGGTGCTGGTGAAAACCAAAGTGCTGGCGGTTCTGGGAATACCCCGTCTGTAAGCCCATCGCAAGGCAACAATGGTGGCCTTGGTGGTAGCGGTTCTGGAAGTGGCGGTGGCGGCGGTGGCGGCGCAGGTGCATCGGGTAGTGCTGGTTCATCTAATGGCGGCGCTGGTGGTGCAGGTACAGCATCTAGTATTTCCGGCGCATCTGTAACTTACGCTGGTGGCGGCGGGGGCGGCGCAAAAAGTCCCGCAACGGCTGGAAGCGGCGGTGCTGGTGGAGGCGGTGCTGGCGGCGTTAGTGCCGCCACGGCAACATCTGGAACCGCCAACACAGGAGGCGGCGGTGGCGGTGGATGGTCTGATTCAGTTTCAACATCAGGCTCAGGCGGCTCAGGCATCGTCATCCTGAAGTACGGCGTTCCCGCACAAACCGTATTCACCTTCAAGTCATCGACTAAGTGGACTTGCCCCACGGGTGTGAGTTCGGTGGATTACCTTGTTGTGGGTGGTGGCGGTGGTGGTGGAAACGGTAGCGGTGGTGGTGGCGGGGCAGGCGGTTTTCGCACAGGCACAGGCCTATCCGTTACGGCGGGTACTGATTACACAGTAACCGTTGGCGCAGGTGGTGCTGGAGCATCGGCAGGGACAGACGCAAATCCCGGTATTGTCGGCAGCGCTTCAGTATTTAGCACCATTACAGCTAGCGGAGGCGGCACAGGGGGCGGTTGGTCTGTCACATCAGGCACCGGTCCTAATGGCGGCAACGGTGGTTCAGGAGGGGGCGGCGGCGCGCGGGGTGCTATTGCAGGAGGCACCGGAAACACACCCAGCACTTCACCATCACAAGGCAACAATGGTGGGGCGTCTCTTTCAGGATCAACAGTAGGGACAGGGCGTGGAGGTGGTGGTGGCGGCGCAAATGCTGCGGGCGCGACCGGAGACGCATCTGGGAACGGAGGGGATGGCACGGCTTCTTCAATTTCAGGATCGTCTAATACCTATGCGGGTGGTGGCGGCGCGGGTGCGTTTGACAGAGCGGCGGGGTCTGGCGGTTCAGGCGGCGGTGGAAATGGCGGCGGCCAGAACGCTGCTGGAAGTGCTGCTTCTGTCAATACCGGAGGCGGTGGAGGCGGTGGAAGTTTTAACACTGTTGGAACCAATGGTTTGGCAGGCGGCGCAGGCGGCTCAGGCATCGTAATCATTAAGCTGAATTAATTATGAAAATTTATCAACTTTACGGAATTGACACTGCAATGCACCTGCTGCGCCCTGGCGCGAAGTGGGAGATCAGCAACACGATGATTACTCGCTGGGAAGATCCTCGGCCCTGCCCGACATGGGAGGAACTGATGGACACGATGGAGAAGATCAAGTCTTTTGAGGACTCCATCAATACCATCTTTACTGAGGATCAGATCGAGAAGATCACCGGCTTGCAGAAGCAGATTGAGGAAGTTGCATGAATATGCACCACCTCTTTCCTGTCCCGATTGGGATGTTCGACTTAGGCAGGCCGCTGTCTGAGGAAGAGCATTCCTTTATCTTGGGCCAAGACACCCGTCCTAATCAGGGGAACACCACCAGTGCAAACCATTTCGTTTTGCGCGATCAGGTTATGACTCCCCTGCGCGGATGGGTGGAGGACTGTATTGCTGAATACTTCAAAGCCACAACCAACCCAAAACACGATGTGAAATTGCGGGTGACGCAATCATGGTTTAACTACTCCAAGCAAGGACAGTTTCACCATAAGCACGCTCACCCGAACTCTTTTATCTCTGGCGTGTTTTACGCTCAAACCAATCCAAACGACAGGATATATTTCCATCGTTCAGGCTGGCAGCAGATGAAGTTTCCTCCTGAGAGTTGGAACCTATATAACTCTGAGTCTTGGTGGTTTGAGGCTACTGCTGGAAGACTGATTCTTTTCCCTTCTTCGCTTGAGCACAATGTTCCCCCTGTAGAGGGTGAAAACACAAGAATCTCGATGTCGTTCAACACCTTCCCTGTGGGGTATGTTGGCGATGAAATGGAACTTACTGGATTGAAACTGGAGGCTTAAATGGCTCACTATGCACAGATTGACGCAGACGGCACCGTGTTGCGTGTTGTCGTCATTGACAACAAAGACTGTTCCGATGCCTTTGGTGTCGAGAAGGAGCACATCGGCGCGGCTTTCTGCGAGTCGCTGTTCGGTGGGACTTGGAAGCAAACTTCCTATAACGGACGGATTCGCAAGAATTACGCAGGCATTGGATACACTTTTGATGCCCAGCGCGATGCTTTCATTCCTCCGAAGCCTCCTGGGAATTACAGCTTGAATGAATCAACCTGCCAGTGGGAAAACAACGATCCTGTTGAACCTACGATTACTATGGCTTCAGCAGGCCCTGTCTAATCTGAGAGGACTAAATGATTGATCCGGTAACAGCCTTTGGAGTAGCTGTTACGGCATTTAACACCGTACAGAAGCTCGTAAAGGCTGGCAAAGAAATTGAAAGTGTTGCAGGACAGCTTGGTAAATGGTACTCGGCTGTCCAGTCCTTCAACGAAAGTGCTGCCAAAAAGGAAAGTGACCTCAAGAAAGGTAAATTTCTTGGTAAAGGATCAATTGAACAGGAAGCCTTAGACATCGTAATGCACCGAGAACGGTTGGCTAAAATGGAATATGAACTGTATATTCTTATAGCCGGTGTGTACGGACAAGAAGCCTATCGCTCTATGATGGCTGAAAGAACTAAGATTAAGCGTCAGCGGGACCATGCTGCTAAGATAGCTAAGCAGCGTAAGAAGGAAATGGTTGCTAATGGTTTTTACTTAACTGCAATCATCTTCTTATTAGTGCTCTGCTACCATGTGTGGGATAGCGTCTTAAGCAAGCTCTAGGAGAAAGCATGAAAAAGCAAGACAAAGTTGGTAAGGTTATGAAAGAGTACAAAGAAGGTACTCTGCACAGTGGCAAGAAAGGCCCTGTTGTCAAGAGTCGTAAGCAGGCGATTGCTATCGCTATGTCTGAAGCTAATATGGCTAAACCTAAGAAGAAGATGAAGTAACATGGACGCTGGATTCAACGAAGATTTAAGGCGAATAGAAACAAAAGTAGACAAACTTACTGATGCTGTAACCCGTCTGATCCTCGTTGAAGAGCGTCAGACTGCTCAAGGTGTTCGTATCACTGCCCTGGAAGACAAGACAGAAGACCTAGACAACAAGTACAACAAAGTTGACCGTAAGGTTGAACGATGGGTGAACATGGGCATGGGTGCTTGGGCAATCGTAGTTGTCATCTTTGCTTTCGTACAACTTGTTGCTAAATTACAACACTGATAAAAATAATGCTTGACAGCTTTCGACAACAAGGCTATAATAACTGTATAGCATAAAGGAACTATAAGAATGCTTACTACTTACTTAGATTTAGTTAACAATGTTCTTATACGACTAAGAGAAACTACTGTGTCCTCTGTAGGAGACACTCCTTATAGTTCTTTGATTGGTGTCTTAGTCAATGACGCAAAGCGTGAAATTGAAGATGCTTATCAGTGGAGTGCCTTAGAGACCACGATTGTCTTGCCGACAGTGGCCGGACAGCGTGAATACACACTGACAGGCTCTGGTCGTAGGTTCAGGGTTGCTGATGTCTTAAACAACACTGAAGACATCTTCATGCAGCAGGCTGACGGTACATGGATTGATCGTCAATATTACCTTGCAGATGTCCAGAATGCTGCTCCGATCTACTACAACTTTGTCGGTTTAGACAGTAACGGCGACACTTCTGTGGAACTGTGGCCTCAACCGGATGCTGTCTATTCGTTACGGTTTAACCTTTACATTCCACAGGCAGATTTAGCTAATAACGCCGATACTGTAAAGGTTCCTCATCATTTGGTTCAGATGCTGGCTTATGCCAACGCTGTGGCTGAACGAGGTGAAGACGGTGGACAGTCGTTCTCTGAACTGTACCAGAAGTATCGTTTAGCTCTAGCTGATGCTATTGCACTGGAATCTAATCGTTACGATGAACAAGTGACTTGGACGGATGTATAATGGTTGCAAAACTGTTAACTACATCTATTTCTGCTCCAGGCTTCTATGGCCTGAACACGCAGGATAGTGTGGTGTCTCTGGAGTCTGGCTACGCCACCGTAGCAACCAACTGTGTCATTGACAAGTTTGGTCGTATCGGTGCTCGTAAGGGTTGGACTCCAGCGCACAGCACACTGGGTGCTCTTGGTTCTAATGCAGTTGAAAGCATTGCTGAACTGATTGCTAATGATGGAACATCATACATTGTCGCTGCTGGCAACAACAAGCTGTTTAAGCTGTCTGGTAGCACACTGTCTGAACTAACCTACGGTGGTGGCGGTACAGCACCAACGATCACTGCTAATGACTGGCAGATGGCTCCGCTGAACGGTGTCCTATACATCTATCAGGAGGGTCACGATCCTCTGGTGTTTGATCCTGCGGTGTCGTCCACGACCTACAGGCGTGTGTCTGAGAAGTCTGGCTATGTCGGTACCGTCTCAAACAACAACTGTGTGATCAGCGCCTATGGTCGTACATGGTCTGCCACGAACACTACAAACAAGACAACCATACAGTTCTCTGACTTGCTTGCAGGTCATGTACTGTCTACTGGCACAGCAGGCACTTTAGACCTGAGCCAAGTATGGCCTGCTGGTGCAGATGAGATTGTGGCTCTAGCGGCTCATAACGGCTTCCTGATCGTGTTTGGTCGTAGACAGATTCTGATCTACAACAATGCCCAGGAACCGGCCTCAATGAGCCTACAAGACGCTATCACAGGTGTTGGGTGCTTTGCACGGGACTCTGTGGTTACAACGGGCTCAGATGTGTATTTCCTGTCGGACAGTGGCGTAAAGTCACTGATGCGAACAATCCAAGAGAAGTCAGCACCGCTGCGGGACATCAGTGCCAATGTGCGGGATGACTTAGTAGCTGCAATGGGGTTGGAAACAGCAATCAACATCAAGGCTGCACACTCGGACAAAGAAGGCTTCTACATCATCACATTCCCCGTCACGGGACTTGTCTACTGTTTTGACTTACGGATGCAGTTACCTAATGGTGCTGCTAGGGCTACGACCTGGGACGGAAGCATTCCTACAGCCCTGTGTTACACCCGTAATAAGGATTTATTGTTAGGCAAAGCAGGCTACATTGCTAAGTACGATACCTACAAAGACAATACCGATACTTATGTAATGAAGTATTACACCAACTACTTTGACTTCGGTGTGCCTACGGCCCTGAAGATCATGAAGAAGGTTGGTATCAC